GAAGTACTTCGGATCGTAGCCCTCGGTCCCCTTGTTGATCTGCGTGAACTTGATCTTCGTGCCGTTGTGCAGCCCCTTGTACGCAGTCCACTTGTACCGGTCATCCTTGCCACGCGCATTGAGCTTTTCGAAAACAATCTTCTGATCGACCCGGTTGACCCAAACCGGATGCACACCACCCGCGCCTTGCAGCACCTGACACATGAGCACAATGTCCAAGCCACGATGACGATGCTCAGCAACCGCCTTGATCTGATCCGGTGGCATCGTCCGCGTTGCCCCGTGCGGCCAGAAGTTTTGCGCCTCGTCCAAGATGACCAAGCTGTCATTCTCGACCAGCTCATTCCAGCGCAGCACATCAGCTTCAGGAATCTCATGCAGCAGCTCCCTGACTCGCTCCAGCTCGACGCCAGCCACCTCCGCGATCTTTGCGTGATCCAGCCCGTTGATGCGCGCATAGACCTTGCGGCCTCTCTGCAACGCGGGGATCAACCGCTTGACCACGGCTTCCCATGTCTTACCCGCACCGGGCAACCCCTCATGAACGATCAACATGGCATCACCATTGGAAAAGCGTCACGACCTTGCGCGCCATACGAAACGCGAACGCGCCACCCAGCAGGCCGATGCCCTGCCCGATGTTGAAGACGCCGAAGAAAAAAAGAATGTCGCCGCCCAACGAGTTGAACGCAGACTGCAAACTCACACCGCTCAAAAACGTTGGCGCCGGCAACGTACCGAGAACCGCCGTCACGCCCTGCAACAGCAGGTCCAACAAGTCGATGAACAGATCCTCTGTGATCTGCCAAAGCGCAGTGAAGACAGCAACAAAGATGCCGTCCAACCACTGAGCCAGCGCAGACAACGCATTGATGACTGCATCAAACATGGATCACCCCGCTCAAAAAAATGCGATCTTGAACGCGGCCCAAGCGGCCACCAGCAGCACCACGACCCCGCCGAGCTGGTACATCGTCATCATGCTGCTGCTGCACACGTAGGGCGTCATATCCAACCGTGGATTCCATTCCGTCGCCTGAACAACCCAATCGGAAGGACAAGCCCCCGAACCTATCGCCACGTTGAAAAACCCCGTCATGGCGCTATACCACGGCATGCGCTGCACGCGAGACACAAAACCGTTCAAGACATCATCAAAGGTCTTCGTCTTCTGCTTATAGAGCGCCTGACTCGGACCGCTAAACGTCGCAGTGGTCGGCTGCTGATCTTGCTGCTGCTGATTTGCCGGATTGCCCGCAGTAGCTGGCGGCGCCTGATCCGTCGTCGTAGTAGTAGTCGTCGTAGTGCTGCCGTCTGGGTTCGTCACCGTGGTAGACACAGACGTACTCGTCGTAGTCTCCCCCTGAACAGGGTTCACGCGATCCCGCGTCCCAGTCAACGTAGTCGAAGTGTTTGTCGTAGTCGTCGTCTTCGTTGTCGTGCCATCGGCATTGACCTTCGTCTGCGTGTCGGTCTTCGGCGTACCAGCCACGGTATTGCCAGACGGAAACGAAACTCCATACCCAGTCGAAGACGCGCCGATCATCTGTGCGCACGGATCGTCAGAGCCGCCGCCGATCACGTTTGTCATCGTGTTGACGGGCGGGCAGCCGGAAGCGTTGTAGACAGCGGGCCAGCTGACCGGAGTCGCTTTGATCGCAGACTGAATCTGCGTATCCGTAGCGGCTTGCTTAGGCCCAGCCGGATCAGGAACGCAAGAACCGCCAGACGAAACGTAGCCGCTGATGCAGCCGCTCATCTGCCCGACGCCCGCATAGAAATTGTCGCCGCCAGGATTAGTGAAATGACACTCATAACTTGTCGAATTCGTAGCGCGAATAGACGCCAACGTAGCTTTCTGCCCCGCCAAATACGCGTCCGCCGCCAACATCGCAGAACAAGCAGCACCAGGAGACGCAGCAACGCTATACGCGAGATTCCCGCCTGACGCGATTGTGTTGTACCCATACTGCCAGCCGAACCCGTTAAACCCTGTATCGCCAGCATTAGCCGAAACGGCAGGCGCCACCACACCTCCGCTCGAATCCAGCGAGATGCCCGAAGGCGCTCCGATCAATGCCACGATGCCCGCCAACGCAGCACCATTGATGACACCCTTGCGGATAGCAGACGAGCCGGCCGCAGCAATCACATCGCCCGTGATGGCCAGTGCGCCAGTAGCGGGCAAGGCCACCGCAGCAGCGCCGACCGCGACCACACCGATGGTGATCGGCACCAGCACCGACATCACGTTGCCAGATGGCGTCTGCGGAACCGTCGAGCCGCTCTGACGCACCGTCAAATCCACGCCCACCGATTGCGCCTGCGCGGTCCCCACAGTCAACAGGCCCGCAACGATTAGCGCGAGCCAATTTCCCAACCGACCATGACCGCCAACGCGCACAGCGCGCCGATAAAACCCCAGAACAGTAGCCATAGCATGCGACCTCCAGAAACGAAAACGGCTCAGCGCCGGGGAGCCACTGAGCCGTACTACATCGACGCGGACCGATCAGAAGAACGCCGCGACCTTGTTCAGCGCCCACTTCGCGAAGCCCGGGCCGATCTTGACCACGCCCATGGCCACCAGCGCGGCAACCACGGCCGTCGCGCTCACGGCACCCGTCATGGACGAGAAGTCGATGGACGTACCGCCAGTCGTCGTCTGAGCCATCGCTGCACCCACACCGCCGACCGCCAGAGCGGCACCAGCCGCCAGTTTTTGCATCAGCTTCATGTTCAACCCCTATCGAAAAAAGAAGCGACCTTGGACACCAGCATTGCAACGATGAAGAAGAACACCGGCCATTGAAACCCAGCGGTAAACGCGGCCGCGAAATCGCTCGCGCTGGGATACGTGAACGCGCCAGACAAAGCCATCACGTTCGAGTATTCGCTTGGCTGCAACAGCAGATAGCCGCTACAGCTCTGGGGCGGATCGGTCGTGAAAACCAGACCACCGTTTTGAATCACCAAACACTGCGCCACGATCAGCCTTCCAGCTCGGCGATTTGCTCCAGGTTCGACTGAATCGCCGCTTCCCAGGCTTCAATCGCCTCGTCACGCTCTTCCAGGCTGCCAAAAAATTCGATGGCCTCAGCATCGTCCATCGACTCGGCGGAATCCAACGAGTCATGCAAGTTCTCATTGGCTTCCACCAGCTCAGCAATCTGAGCCTCAATCTCAGCAAGGGTTGACATCACGCTCTCCGAAAGAAACGCCGAACAAGGCGGACAACCACCACGACCACCGCCAGCAGCAAACACGCTCGCGCCACCACGTGCCCGCCTTGAATCAACATGGACACGCCGGCAAAACCGATCACCGAAAACAAGCGCCAAGCGTTGTGCGCAGCCGCTGTCGCAAGCCAGCCGACCAACAGCAACCAAAGCGGGTTAGGCAGCTTCATCACCACGCCCCCGCAAGACCGCCCAGACGATGCAGCGCATCGCGCAGAAACTCATCCGCCAGATCGAGCCCCTCGCCATCGAGATTCACGTAGGCCTCATCCCTCAGCCAGAGCGAATCCATGAAATGGACGCGAGCGCTGCGCAGGTGTGCCGCCCACGCAGACGAAGCAGCAGGCTCACCCAACGCCCCAGACCAGAACGCCTCCGAGGACTTCCAGACCGCACACACCGGCACCAACAGCGTCAGCAGCAGAACGAACAACGCCACCACCACCGCACCAACACACGAGCCCATCACAACCTCCGAATACGTTTGATGCCGAGAGCGTTGCAATACAAAACGCGCATGCACACCGCCGCAGGCTTGTTCCAAACCACTTCGGAGGACGCGACCATCGCAAGCACAACGCGCTGCATCTGCCGCACATGCGGATGGCCCGCGCCTCCGAAAAGGTCTAGCTGCCTGTAATCGCGCCTCACAACGACAACCATGTCAGCCTCTGTGTCAGTGGTGGGTTAGGCGGCGCGCTTCAGGCATGCATCGGCCAGCGTCGCAGCTTCGTTTGCCCATGGCGTGCCCGCTTCTTCATTCGCCGCGTTGCTAAGGAAATTTGCTGCGTCCAGCCACTCGCCAGCGGCGATTGCCTTCCATGCCAACTGACAGCGCTTCACTTGAGCATCTGGTGCGTCCAGCAGCAGTTCGTATGCGGTCTTCATCGTCATCCCCTATCAGTACCGGCGCCGTAAACAGATGAAGCCCGGACTACCGGGCTTCGCATGGATCACGATCAGGCCGCTTTCTTTTCGGTAGCGGGGGGAGCGGGGCGAGAGACAGTCAGCGCCTTGAGACCAACGATGCGCGCGACCAACTCACCATCGCGCGAGACGAACAGCTTGAAATCGGCCACGTAGTCGCCGGGTACGGTGCCCTTGAGTTCGTCAGCGACGTTCACGCGGCCAACCTTGATCTGTTCGGACATGACGCCAGTCGCGTCGGCAACACCTTCAGTCAGGATGCACTGCGCTTCGTGCATCGAGTAGGGGCGGCCCGTCTTTGCGGAAACGCCGGTACGGCTGTTGATAGCGATGATGGTGAGCTTCTGGGTGTTCGACATGATGGCTCCGACGTATGAGCAAATTGGTGTATGGTTAACGGGTCGATAACTACCGCCCCGAGACACTTATCAAGATGAGAAGTGTTTCGCCATGATAGGAGTTCTCATCATGAGAAGTACAATTGAAATACTCGATCAAGCCAGAGGGACCAATAGTGACTATTGGGTGGCGAAACAGGTCGGCTCACAACCGAGCGTTGTGAGCACGTGGCGGAGCAGAGGACATGTAGGCCCCGACGCCATCGTCAAACTCTGCGAACTCGCAAAGGTCCCCGTCGCCAAGGGACTAGCGCTATGCGCGTGGGAGACGATCAAAGACAAGGACCTGCGCGACAGAATCGGCAACGCCGTTTCTTTTAGCCGTCCGCTCAGGGCCATGAACAAGGTGTTCAGCCCGGCACGCTGAACGCTGCCCTAGCGGATGCTAGGGAGGGTTCAAAAAGGACCCTCTCCGCCAAGATGTAATCCGAAGAGATGCAAATCGGTTCGGAAGAAAAGCAGAAAGCCCGTGAAATCAACGTTTCACGGGCTTTTTTGCATCCGAAGGGTCCTAGGTGGTCCGTTGCAATCCGGAGTGGCCAGGGGTATTTTTGGGGCATGTCTACCGACCCTCAACACTAGATACCCCTGCACGGCGCTGACTCACCTGCAAGTCCAGAAGGAAAAGCTTTCCGACAAGCCCCGCAAGCTTGCCGACGGCGGGGGTCTCTACTTGCTGGTCAATCAAGCCGGCAAGCACTGGCGCTGGAAGTATTGCTTCGAGGGCAATGAGAAGGTCATGGCCTTGGGCGTGTACCCGGATGTGTCCTTGGCCGAAGCGCGCGAAGCCCATCAAGCCGCACGGAAACTGCTGGTGTCTGGCACCGACCCGATGGCAGAGCGCAAACAGCAGACCTTGGCTCCGGCAGGTGCGGCCTTTATGCAGGTCGCTTGTCAATGGTGAAGACAT